GCGGCCGCCTTCACGGCATTCCACGCGCCATTCCACACGGCACGGATAACGCCCAAGACGCCGCGAAGGATGCCGAGGACCTGATTAATTGACTGGTTCACCAGCGCCTTAATAATGGTCCACGCGCCCTTGAGGATGAGCTTAACGCCCTCCCACGCCTTCGACCAGTCGCCGGTAAGAATCCCCGTGAACACCTTCAGGATTCCCGAGATCATCGAAATCGCACCAGAGATGATCGTCAGTACGTTCTTGAAGGTGTTCGCCACTGTCGGGCCGAGCACGCGCAGGAACCAACCCACAACCGGACTCACCGCGGCGATGAACTCGCCCAGAGCCGGAATGAGCTGATTCTTAACCTTGTTCCAGATCTCTTGCAGCACCGGCAGTGCCGCAGTCCGGATCTTGTCGAAACCGGACTTAAGCGCCGGCAGGACGTTACCCGCGGCGGTCCGCAAATTGTTCATAAAGTTCGTGGCGATCGGCGATTTGAACGCGGCCCGAATGTTCGCAACCGCGTCCTTCACCCGGTCGAAATGCCGAACCAACAGCCCGACGCCTGCAATGACCGCCGTCACAGGCCCGCCGAACGCGATAGCCACAACCGCCAACGCGTCCGCGATATACCAGAATTCCTTCTGATACGTCTTGTACGCGTTGACGAGCTTGCCGACCACCCGCACCGCAGTAGAGACGACCGACTTGATCTTGTTGAACGTCTCCGCCAGACGGCGAATGCCCGACTGCACATCGGCGGCACTGATGCGGCGCAACCGCTCCGCCACCAAATCCAAAACCTTGCTAAGACCGCGCTCACCGGCCGCGGTGGACACACCCATAATGCGGCCCAGCATCGCCACGAACTCAATCGCAACGCGGCTAACCTGCGGCGCTAGCCGACCTAGTGACTCCCCGATCGGGTCCAGAATGCCGCGGATGGCGCGCAAACCCGCCGCCGACTTCGCCCAGTTGAGGAAATTTCGCTGCGCGACGTTCGCGGCCGCGCCGACACGGACAAAGAACCGCTCTACCGTCGGGTACGCGGCCCTACGGAGTGCGTTTGCCAACGGTTCGATACCACGGGCCGCGGCATTGCTACCCGCCTTTGCCGCTTCATTAATCGCGTCCCCGAGCGGTTGCAGCGCCGCACGGGCCTTAGAACCCTCCTCAAAAATCTTGGTCAGCGCGAACCGCACAATATGCCCTGCCGCCCCGAGCGCCACCAGCGCAGGACCAGCACTAATGGCGGCCTTAGCGACCGCCACCACCTGCGGGGTCGCCGCAGCGACCGCCGAGGACAAGACCATGACGCCTCCGGCCGCGGCACCGAGCGGAGCCGCAAGCCGTCCAGCCGTCGCGGCCAGACGGCCCATGCCCTTAGTCAGTCGGACAATCCCCGACAGCGCCCCGGACGTGAACCCGGAACCGACGCGGCGGCCGCCGTCCTCAGCCTCCACGACGAACCGGTCCATAGAATCGCGGAGACGGCCGTTCGCGTCGCGCCAAAAGCCATCCCCGAAATTGCGACCGGCCGCAGACCCGGCATTCGCCATCCGCCCGGCCAACCGGTCGCCGACCGCACCAAGCCGGTTCATCTGGCGGGCGGCGCGGTCGATTCCGCGGCGTACGCGGGAATCGTCCACGCCAACCCGCACCAACAGATTAGAGATCACAGCCACGCGCTATACCTCCCTACGCAGCGCTGCGCGGGGAACGTAGCCGCGTGTCCGCACCCCCAAACAGCGCGTTAAGCTGTTCCACCACCAACAGTTGCTCTTGCCACGATTGCGGCCGCTTGTCCCACTCAGGGATGAAATCGTCAACGGGGAGCGGCCGCCCCTTGCCTCGATTCACATTCGCGACGGTAGACGCAACGACAGCGGCCTGAATATCCCCGCGGCGAGGACCCAGGGGACCGGCTACGCGCTCGTACGCCATCCATTCCAGAAGCTCCCGCGGACTAATCCGCTCGAGAAGCTCCGAAACGGTCATGCCCAGAGCGAGCGCTAGGCGGAAGTGGAATTGCCGCTCTGGGCGCTGCCGAAAAGCTCGGCGAGGGCCTCGACGTCCTCTTCGCTGGTGGCGGACAGCTCCATGACCGCATCCCGAATCCGGAACGCGGCACGCGGCCGAGCGGCCATCAGTCGGCGCGCCTCATTGACCGTTAGCATCGGACGGCCGCCCTCGTCAATGAGGCATTCGGCGATAAGATGCGCGGTCGCCGAATCAAGGGCCGCAGGGTCGCCCCCGTTCTGAAGCGCTACTGCAACCGCCTCGACGCGGTTCCGCACCGAGCTAGTCATCTCCCGAATCCGGACGGAGCCGCCCAACTCCGGAACCTCAATCTCAGCGGTCCGAACATCCGGCCGCATAGCCGCGGCGAGAATGGCGTCCTTGCTCAGCAGGTTAGACACACGATCCCCTATCTAGCTCAGGTGCCCGACCCAAGAGTCGGCTTCCCAGAGACCTTGAACGTCAGCGTTGCGGCAAGCTTGTCATCAACCGGCGCTTCTGGCTCAAAACCCGTCAGAATGGCCGCGAAGCTCCAAGTCGTGCCGTCCGGAAACGCCAGCTTGTAATTGCGGGGGTCCTCGTCCTCAAAATCCGCGGCGAGGACGTCATGAACGCTGGGGGAATAGTTGACCTCAACCTCAACTTCCCCGGCATCCTTCAGACCGCCGGTGAACTCCATCCACCCATCCGGCGACCCATGGTCTGTAACATCAATCGTGTTCCGCTCCATGCCCGGGCCGCTGATATTGGTCACCTGGGCAATCGCGGTGAAAGCCTCAGGACTCGCGCCATCCCCGCGGGACAGTGAGGTTCCAAAAGCATTCAAGCCTGCCACGGCGGTTACTCCTCAATTTCAGTCAAAACGCGGAAACGCATAACGACGTGTCGCAACCCGGGACCGGAAGACTCAGAAACGGTCTGGCCGAACTCATACCGAGTAGCGACGTGGTGTCGGCCGGGAACGCTTAGCGGCTGATGGTCCAACACTGCCGACACTCGGTCGGCAATCGCGGTGGCCTCAGAGAATCCCCGCTGCCGCGACCAGATGTGAACCGTGACAATGGTCTGCCGGCCGAGCACGCCATGCGCGTTATCGGGGATTTCATACGCTTCCCCGATACGGATGTATGGGGGCGCGGCCCGCTCCGGAACCTCGTCGTAGACACCGGACACCATCCCGCGTAGGACAGCGTCACCAGTCAACACCGCGTAAACCGCGCCCTGTACTGGATTAAACGACGTCATCGGCCCTCCAGTTCGCGGCGGACAGAGTCGCCGACACGGCCCGGAAAGCGGTGACGTTCCTCCTCTGCGGCGCGGGTCAGGACGGGATCGGCGGCGATGCTTTCGGTACCGAATTCGTTGAACTTCATGTAATAGACGTCCGGGTCTTTCCACCCGACATCCGCGGCCAGACCGAACGCCCAACCCGAAAACACGCGCACCGCTTCGCGAGCGCGGCCGGTATCGACGCGAACGTTCCGCTCGACGTCGCGGCGGATCGCCTCCGCACCCTCGTTGATAGCGTCACGGGCACCGTCCTTGACCTCATCCGGCACCTCACGCAGTCGCCGGCGCAACTCTTGGAGGCCGTCGATGGTGACCGTCTGTCGACTACGCCGCGCCATCAGGACCCCTCCGGCTCCACCAACTGTGACACCGCCTTCAGGTACGCGGCGCGGGACGGTGTGACAGTCGCCAGAACGCGCCACGTCTGCCCGCCGTCCCGCAGCTCGTCACCGCGGCGGATATCGGCCGTAGGGAGCGCGTAAATGTTGTGCGTGTGCCGCGCTCCCCACTGGTCCGCCTCTTCCTTCTCTTGCGCGGACGGTTGGCTCACCATGACGCGGACCGCGCCGACAAAGGCATACTCCGTAGTCCATCCGCCCGCGCCATCCGCGACCGTCGAGGGGCGATAGACGTCAAGAGTCCGATTCAGCAGACCTCCGACCATCGGCCCTCTTCGCCTTTCCGTCGCTCCGGTCGCCACGGTCCGAAACGCGCTCCCACTCCGGCGAGTTCTCGTAAGCACGCAGCGGAGCCGACATGCGCACCTGCAAACCCGTGCGCTTATTCCGATACAGCACCATTGCAACCACTCCAATAGCCAGGGGTCCGGACAGAGAACGCGCTATCGACGATGCCCGCCGCTTCCCGGACAAGCGCCAACTCCGCCGCGGTCAACAGACCATCAGCATTCGCGCGCTGATAGCTGTAATCGCCAAGCTGAGCGGACCTCAATTCCTCCGGATTTTGATAGATCCGCTTCGCCAGTCGCAGAGTGACAATGACCACGATTTCGGGGGCGGGATTCTCGCCAGTCGCGTCAGTCCAAGACTGCCGACCCGCGGTACGTACAAGCGCCGACGCATCCTCAAGTGCCGCCTCCGCGCGGGCAAGCTCCTCACCCGAAAGCGACCCCTCCGGAACCCCAAGCCTCCGCTCCAACTCCGCGACCGTCGCCAACATCAGACATCACGCCTCAGTGCGCTTAGAACGCGCCGTTCGCGGCCGCGGGGCGCGCTTACGCGGAGGTGCGGCAAGGACCTTAGCCGTTTCCTCAGAGGCCGAGACCTCCTCGACAATCTTCCATTCCCCAGACTCCACCAGGTCACGGAAAGTGCGCTCAGAGAGCCCCGGCCCAGGGACCCGGAAGGTCGTCACATGCCCGCCGGGCCCCTGAATCCGGTAAGTGGCCATCAGGGAAGCGTCACCTCCACCGCGGCAAGGCACTCCGGCCGAAACACCTTCGCGCCGTACAGGTGAAGGCCACGCACCATGTCGGCGAAACGCTTCTCCATGCGCTGCGCCTCAACCTTGTTGATCTGCTGCGCGAAGCTGGTGGCCATCGGGTGACCAGCAATCACCATCGGACCCGCCGGGGTCCCGTCGCCGGCGGGAACGTTGTTCGACTTCAGAACCGTAAAGCCGACAGCCTCACCAACAACGCCGTTCCGCAGACCGGCAGTGGTGCCGGAAGCATCAGCACGGACGAACTTGTCGTTCTTCAGCAGCAGACCGTAGAACGCGGGCGGAACGATGACCCAGCGGCCCTCGGACGGGACGTTAGCCTCATCCAGCTTAACGCCCAGGTCCACCAGCAGGTCGTAGGCCGCCTCAGCGGGGCCGCCAGAGGCGTTACCAAGGTCAGCGTCGGGCAGGACGTTTGCGGAAGCGACGCCGGCCTTCATGAGGGACGCAATGTGCTGGTCCGCGGTGTCGCGCAGCTTATACGCGGCACGCCGCGCCGCCTCGGCCATCAGACCGCCGCTGTTGCGAACCTGCCGGGCCTCGATGTCGTCCACCTCAAAGGCGAAGTACTTCGCCTGGTTGATGACAAGCGTGGCCTCGGTGGTGTCGAGGGCCTCGACGGTAATGTCCGAGTGCTTGGTGTAGTCGCCGATGGTCGGGTCACCGACGCTGTTCACCGACACGGTGTCGCCATACTGGCTGATCTCGCCTTCGTAGTCCGTGTTCACGACGCCGGTCTGCCCGTAGACAAGCGCCTTCTCAAGCGCAACCAGAAGCTCAGCGGACCAGACCTTAGGAATAAAGCTAGTAACGGCCATTAAAAGCTATCTCCTCACTTACCGCCCCACAGATGGTCCAAAAGACCTTCCTCGCGGGCGCGCACGATTTCATACGGGGACATCTTGTCCAAGTCCGCTTCGGTGATCTGAGACTTTCCGCCCATCGGAGCGTCACCATTGCCAGGAACGGGCAGCGTCGGCGGAAGCTGCTTTTCCGGTTCCTTCTGCTGCGTCGCGGTACCGAACATCGCGGCCAGCTTCTGCGCCCGGGAATCAATCTCTTCGGCCGTGGAACCAGTAAGCCACTCCTCGGCCTCAGCGGGAAGCTTGTACTTCAGAAGCGCGAGTTCGCGGCGCGTGGCGAGCAGCTGCTCTCGCGCATCCTGCGCCTCCGCGGCAATGCGCTCGTGCTCCGACATCTGGGCGCGCTCATACTCGGTAAGTCGCTGCTGCGCCTCCATCAGCTTGGACTTGTAGTCCTTGACCTCAGTGCGCAGGTTGGCGACCAAGCGCGCGGCCTTGTCAGGGTCGAACTCGCCTTCCCACTTGGGGGCGTGGTCCGAAGCGGCCGGAGCCTCAGGGGCCGACGCGTTCTCGGCCTCCGGAGTCGCGGCAGTCTGAGCAACAGTCTCATTCGAAGCGTCGGACATTGATAGATCCTCCCTGGGATCGCGGCACGACACTTGCCGCACCGAATAGAAAGGTCAGTTTCGGAACACGGGCACAACAGAACACCCGCACCCGTCATGGAATTGCCGCAGCGCGCCCGCGGTCCGCGCAGTCTTGTAGACCGGTCCGCGGTCCGCGCGCATCCGGCAGAACTTGCAGGGGTCGCCGTCCGTGATGCGGGCCCACCCCCAAGCGGCCGAATCTCTCAGCACCGCTCGGCGCGTGGCCTCTCGCCCTGCGCCCAGGGTTTGCCGCATCGCAGACCGACCGACCATCACGCCAACCCGCGTCGCTAGCTCACGCGGGGACGTATCCGGTTCCTGCCGGCGTAGTGATTTCGCCAGTCGCGGGCCGTTCCAGATCAAGCCCGCGATCACGGGGCCCGTCGGGAAATCAACGTCCGGGTCTTCCGGCGGCGCACCCGTCGCGCCCTCTAGTTCCCGCAACTGGCGGTAGAACTCCATAGCCAATTGCTGGGACGTGTCGCGGCCGCCCTTGATGAGCTCAAGGAGCACAGCCAGCAGCAACGCCCAACCTCTGTCGGGGTTCTCGACGTTCATGCGCTCTCGGACCAGTGCGGCCGCAGCGGCCGCGACCCGCCCACCGAGCGCGGCTTGCTCGCGGCGGTAGCGGTCCATCTCGATGGTCGGAGTAATCGCAGCCATCACTCGCTCACCGGAGCGTCATCCGCAACCGTCGGGGCCGTCTGCCGACGAATGACGTCCACCAGACGGTCAGTGTCGGTAGGTTCCTGGGCGTACTGGTGCCACTGTTCCAACTGCACGTCGGTAACACCCGGAACCATCTCGAACAGACCACGCGGCGGAACGCCCATCTGTGCGAGCTTGAGGAGCCCGTCAACCACTTGAGCGAAGCTCCGTGGCTCATTGTTGCGCCATCTCACCGTCGCCTTAGGGTCACCGCGGCCGGTCAGTTCAAGGACCATGTCCCACGACGCACCGAAGTTGTTCTTAAACGCCTCTACCTGCGAGTTCATAGAGGCATTCAGCGCGGCCACGGATTCAATGGCAACGTTACTGATCTTGTTGCCCTGCCCCAGCAGCGGCGAGGAACGGCCCAACGTGAGCAGGGTTGCAATCGCGTTCTCAATCGACGCGAGATGGCCGGTCACGTCGGTCTGCTCGAAATCACCGAACTTAGCGTTCGGCGAATTGCTGACCCACAGCCGATGCACCGCGACCTTAAACGGCTCAATCGGCTTGCCGAAGCCCGGATTAGGCGACCCGTCCGGCAGCTTCTCTTGCGTGTCCCGCGGAATCTGAATGCCCGTCGCCCACCGCTGACGGAACGATGCGTAATGCAACGCCATCAGCAGATAGAACACGGTCGCGTTGACGCGGTCCTGTAGTGGGATCAGTGGCCGCACAACCCCTTGCGCGACATCATCAAGTCGGTCGCGGAAGCGGACCCACGGGACGAAATTCTTCCCGTGCTTCCGCTCATCAACCTTGGTCAGCGTCCCGATTTCAACCGCGGTGCCGTCCCGCAGATTCGCGGGATCGTCCACGTCGCCGAGACGACGGCCCGTCACACGCTCGTAAATGTGGACGGTGTCCCCGTACCAGAACTCGTAACGCGTAAGGACGTTGCCCTTGTCGTCGATCCGCGTCCCCACCTCCGCAAGGCCGGCAAGCGGGTAATCCGCGTCGTCGTCCTCGTACCACGCATGCGACTTGGTGGCCTTCAGCGGACGAATCTTGTCGCCCTCGACGACGACATACGACGTGCCGTAGTCAATGGCTCCCTGCATGGCGATGATCTGCTTAGCCGGAAGCCGGTTCTTAACCCACAGCTCCCAAGCGTCCGAGTTAGTCGCGGAGCGGCCGGAGCGGTAGCCATCAACGTACAGAAGCCGACCGAACGTGCCGCTGATCAGCGGCAAGTAGTTCGTGATGCTCTGTCGTGCGATGGCGTTAAACTCGCCATCCGCGTCATCCGGCATGTACGGGATGTCGTGGTCGCCATGGAGGTACCGCCTCACAAGGCCAATGTGACCATTGCGTGACCGCGACTGGTCAAGCTCGCGGCACATTGCATCAACCCACTTTTCCACGCGGCACCTCCCTCCTAGAACCCGACCAGGATTCCCGGCTCATCCCGCTTCTCAAGTCGCCCAGACTCCAGCAGCATCCGCCGCACCATCCGCGCGCCGACCATGCAAACGGCAAGGTCAATCTTCCGCTGCGACATCCGGTGCTCCTTGCCGATGCTCACACCGAACCTGTTCGGCCGGCGGCGGGCGTTAAGCACGTGCGTCCGCAGTCGCGGCGACCCGTCATGCGTAAAATCCAACTCGTCTACCGGCTTACCCGCGGCGCGGTCCGCGGCAGCGGCCCGAATATCCGCCTCGACGCGCTCACATGCCAACGTGAAGTCCCGCACCTTCACGCGCATATCCCATGCGGTTGCGTGCTTGAATTTGCCCTCTTGCGCCCACAGAAGGGCCTTAGGACCGACCAGTTGGGACCACCGGTCGTGCAAGCCCTCGAAGTGGAGGACGTCCCCGAAGAACGCAAGTACGTTGCGTTCCTCAATGGCCTTTGTAACCGCGTGGTCTACCGCGTCTTTGTCGATCTGCCAACCGCGGCCCGCGGGGCCAGCGGGCCTTTCCCAGGACGCGATTACGAACACGTGACCGTCTGACACGCGGCACCCGACAAGGCCCGTTGCGTCGTCCGCGAGAGAGCCGTCAAAAAACATTACGATTTCATCGTCAAGCGAGACGACTTTCTCAGGCGCGGCGCACGCGTCCCACTCGTGGGCGGTTGTCCACGAATCTTCCGCAGCAACCACTTGGTTCAAATAAAATCGCCGCGAAAGGGCGGGCGGATTCTTTGGGTCGCGTACCGCTTGCATAATGCGATCCACGTCAAGCCACGTCGCGTCACCGCGGGCCGCGATAATGCCGCGGCGCAGGGACTCGTCATCCGCCAAATTGGTATCTGGTGGAGCCTGCCGGGCGTCCATCAGGAACGGCGGCCGATCCAGCGTCGTACGGCCGTCAAGGTACGCCATATACGAATCCCACTCGCGTTCCGCGTCCGATTCCTCGCCCGGAACATGGGCGTTCGTGATGGCGAGTGTTCGGGCCGCGCCGTCGCGGGACTTGACGTTGTTCCGCTCAATCGCTTCGGCCATTTCCAGGCCCGCGTTATTGGCTTTCCAGTGGTGCGTTTCGTTCTTGAGAACGAACGTCGTCCGCTTACCTTCCAACGACGCGGGCGAGGACGTCACCGCCTCTAGAGTCCCGCCGCGGGCGGTGTAAACGATAACTTTTCCAATGTCCAGGCCGTACTTCTCGATCGCGGCAGGGGACCACATGCGAGAAAACAGGTTCATCGTGTTCCGCGTTTGGTCCTGCGACACGGCCGCGATCTGGACCCACGGCGTATCATGCGGCCGCACACGCGGGAGCCCGTTAGACTTCCAGCCCGCAAAGCGGCACGGACCCATGAGTTCAATACTGCACAAGACAGCGCCGAGTGGGTCTTTACCCGCACCCTTCATTCGCTGAAGGAATCCGTACGGCCAGACAAACCGCCCGCGCTCGTCAATTCGGTACCAGTGCAGAACGAAGCGGGCTTGCTCCGGCGTGAAACGCCACGGCTGACCAATCCCCGGACCGTCCGGCTGCAACAGATACTTCTCAGCCCAAGCGATCGCGTGATACCCAAGAGTTTCTTTCGGGGACGGGATAGGCTCAGTGTTCACGGGGCCCAACAGCACCACATCGCCCATACCGTCCTCCCCTCACCTCCCGCGCATCTTGCGTGTGCGCGCGGCCTTGCGCGCCATGCGCTTACGGCCCGCCGCGGTCTTGCCGGCGTTCGCGATCCGCGCCGCCTTTTCTGCCGACATCCCCTTACGCCGCAGGGCTTCGTAAACGTCCTCTCGGTTGTCCGCGACGTGCTTATGTCTGTTCACCATCTGGTCACTCTCCAGAAGCGCCCAAGCGCTTTACCAGATCGATAACCACGGTGTCCACCTCATCATCCTCTTCAGCCTCGGCCCGGTCGATTTCGAACCGGAGCCGCCGCCGCTGACCTTCAGTCGTCAGAAGGTCGCCCATCGCGGACCAAATCGCCGTGAAGAGCTGTCCACTAGGCTTGCCCGCGTTGAGCATGCGGCCTATTTCGTGAACCGCCACCTGCGCCGCCCGCCAATCGGACTCTTCGAAATACAGCGACTGCGCCGAGCGCTCCAGGGAGTAATACCACTCCATGGCAAGCGGGTGCGTCGTAAAGGGAAGCGGCGGGGCCTTCACGCGGCCCGGAGTCACGCGGGGAACCTCGGTAACGGGAATGTCGTCCTGTCCGGCGTTGCGCCGCCGAACTTGGTCACTGCGCTTAGGGGCAGGACCCCGCGTACCCATGGCTCCCCTCCCTTCTACTTCTCGCGGCAGGCGCGGCGGACCTTCTCCCGCCGCTCGCGCTCACGCACGGCTTCGCGACGGTCGTATTCCTCGCGAATCTTCCGACTTTCTCCGTTCGGCCACATCGACCCTCTATTTGTGGCCTTATCACGCCAATTCATGACGACACCTCCGGTGGAACCGGCCGGAATCGAACCGGCGTCCGCGCAATTTCCGCGTGCGGAGTTAATGCGCGTCGAAACCCTTCCGGTCCCTGGCGAGTGCCGCGGACAATTGCGCATATTGCCCCGCACTCTCTGCCGCGGCCGTACGTCCGCGGCAG